GTAACAGCCACATCCTTCGCTGGCGATGGCTCAAACCTAACTGGCATTGCAGCGGGTGCAGGTGGTGGCGGCTCAGATGAAATCTTCTGGGAGAATGGTCAGAACGTGACCACGAACTACACAATCACAAACGGCAAGAACGCAATGAGTGCTGGCCCTATTACGGTTGATAGTGGTGTCACCGTTACGGTTGGCGCTGGCGAAACATGGACGGTGGTTTAACATGAGTACTCTAAAGGTAAACACACTCGAAGAAGCCACGGCTGGTGGTGCTACGTACTTCACGGCTAAGGCTTGGGTGAACTTCAATGGCCAATCTACTGTATCTATTCGGGATAGTGGAAACGTAAGCAGTATTACTGACCTCGGCACTGGAACATTTCGTATAAACTTCACTAGCCCTTATTCAAACGCAAGCTATGCTATGTCGGGGTCTGGTGCTAATACCATAGCGAGTTCAGATACCTTTTCGAACGCATATTCTTACGCAACTAGTAGTGTTACAGTTGGTGTCAATACCGTGTCAGGCAATCTGAGTGACAGGATTTACAACACTGTAACAACTGTTGGAGATCAGTAGCATGAGCAATTATCGTGTAATATACGAAGACCCAGAGCAACCAGAGCAACCCGCCTGTGTGCTTGTCCCTAGTGACAACTGGCTTGAAGAAGCCAAGGCTGGGCTACTACCACCTATCTCCGTCTACTGGGCATTGCAGGACGATGAGCAACAAGCCATCGCAGAGGGTCGTCACGACACCTTTAAGCATGACCCCGATAAACACGCAGCACAGTGGAAAGCACCTCGCATCGGCCCTCTCACAGAGGAAGAGGCCATTGAATATCTCGTAATGAAGGACATCCCTCGTCACATCTGGTCACAGGAATACAACAGACCGATGTTTAAGATTGTCAAAACAGAAGATGTCCCCTCTGACAGGTCGTTTCGTAATGCTTGGAGGATAGCATCATGAGTACAATAAAGGTTGATAACTTACAGACTACAGGCGGTGCTGGTCTTTATCCTGCTAAGGCTTGGGTTAACTTCAATGGTACAGGCACAGTGGCTATCCGTAATGATGGTAATGTAAGCAGTATTACTGATAATGGAACAGGCCTCTATACAACAAACTTCTCATTGGCAATGGGTGGTGCAGACTATTCGACTGTTGTGTCTGGTGGTGGGACTAATACATTTGATGTGTCAGTAACGCGCGTTGGCGACTTGCTCAGAAACACCTACAGCACAACCGCTGTCTATATTATCACCGTAAACAACGCCCAGAATGGGGAAGTTGACCGTGAGCGTGCTCTTTTGCAGGTAACACGATGAGCAATTACATAACATACACAACACCACGGAGGTTAACATGACACAAACATTAATCAAAATTGGCGCAACAAGCTATGACGCCGCAGACTACGAAGTACCAGCAGAACGTACCTTCCGTGGTGCTTGGGAAGCTAATGCAGACACAGGGGTTATCTCTGTGGACATGGCAGTAGCAAGAGACATCTGGCGTGACAAGATGCGTCAAGCTCGTACAGAGCCACTGGCTGCACTAGACACAGCTTTCATGAAGGCACTTGAGACAGGTGCTGACACCACACAGATTACTGCTGACAAGCAAGCTCTGCGTGATGCACCTACCGACCCAGCTATTGACGCAGCTACAACCCCAGAGGAACTGGCAGCGGTACAACCTGCTGGCCTGACGGTGGTCTAATATGCCCAGTGTAATCAGGGGGAATAATAGCTTTGATAGTGGTTCTGTAGGCAAGCAGACTGAGTGGTCCACATATCGCACAGACCTCTTGGGTGTACCGCAGCAGTCTAAGTTCCCTAACAGTGTTGCGTGGCCGCAGCAGTCTAAGTTCCCTAACAGTGTTGCGTGGCCGCAGGAGCCTTTTGGACAATGACGGAAACATATTACGTTGAGCCTGACTACTGGATTTCCGGCTATGCTCAGGGTGATATATTCGAGGCAAGCGCCGTCGTGTCTTCGGACATGACTGCGACTGCTGAGGTTTTGCGCGTGCAGAGCGTTGCTGGCGTGGCATCAGCGGCACTAACTGCAACTGCGCTGGCGACACGCATACAGCACGGTGCAGCCGCTGTGCTGGCCGCACTGACGACATCGGCAAATGCTATCTCTGTGCAAAACGCTGCATCTCAACTGGCTGCATCGCTATCAGCGTCAGCTATTGCTAGAAGAGTTCGGGATAGTAGTGCATCTGCTGCGTTTTCTGTTATAGTGTCTGCAAATGCACGTTTCTTGTGGGAGCCTGAACCTTCCGCAACAGACATTTGGACAGAGCAGGGCCAAGCAAGCTCAACATGGGTTGGCGTTAGCGGGGCTTCAGCGAATTGGACGGAACAAGGCCAAGCAAGCTCAACATGGGTTGACGCAGGTAAGGCAACAACGATTTGGGTGGAAGAATAGATGGCTAACACAACAAACCAAGGCTGGGCCAAGCCCACCATCGGCGGCTCCGAGGATACTTGGGGTCAGACCGTAAACGACGCAATCGACGCGATTGATGCGCTGGTAGGCAGTGTAACTGCTGCTGAGGTCGCCAAGTTAGACGGGCTGACAGCGACAACGGCAGAGCTGAATTTGCTGGACGGCGTAACGGCGACTACTGCCGAGCTTAACGGAGTTGACGGCGTAACAAGCAACATTCAAACGCAGCTTGATGCAAGAGTTACCGAAGTGATAGCAGGTTCTGGTCTATCTGGCGGTGGGGCGAGTGGATCGGTTACGGTCAGCCACTCTGACACGTCATCTCAGGATAGCGTAGACAATAGCGGAAACACCGTGATCCAAGACATTACGCTGGACACTTATGGTCACATTACGGGCATAAACTCAACGACCATACCCACTTACTCGCAACCTACGTCTACAGGCGCTGTTGGCACTTATGCTCTATTAGTGCGTAAAAACTCTGGGTCTACTCTTGCAGCAGGTGCTACTCACGCAGGAAGCACCCTTGGATACTCTGGGTATAGAATAGGGCTTAATGCGTACTACGAAGCTTACAGCCCGGGCGGTGTAGGTACGTCACCTGCTGGCACTTGGAGATGTATGGGTACAACAAACAACAACAGCGGTATTTACCCAGCTAATGTTTTTGTGAGGATTTCTTAAATGAGCATTACAATCACACAAGTCCGCAATGCGGCATCACTACAGTCTGACAACCTTCGTATGGACGTAGAGATTGACCACCCAGACTACGGTTGGCTACCTTACACAGTAGACCCTTCTGACACTGACACAACCATCGACAACGATGAAGTCATGGCTTTGATTGGCGACAACTTCACAGCTTACGTTGCACCTACTCAGGCAGAGCTAGATGCAGAACTTGCTGTTGAGGTACGTGCTGATCGAGATGCTCGCTTACTTGAGGTAGACGCTATTGCAGGTAACGCCTTACGTTGGGCTGAACTGAGCGTAGGCAAGCAGGGCGAATGGTCAGATTACCGTCAGGGGCTTTTAAACGTGCCGCAGCAGGCTGGCTTCCCCAATCAAATAAATTGGCCAGCGAAACCCGCGTAAAAGCTACTTGAACTTGGCGCAATATACGGAAGCACATTATGGCACTTATTCCACTTAAAGTCCCTGCCGGTTTTTACCGCAACGGCACCGACCTTGATGCTGCTGGCCGTTGGCGTGATGGCAGCTTGGTTCGCTGGCGTGATGGCTCTTTGCGTCCAATTGGCGGTTGGCAGGCTCGCAAGGACGGGTTTAGCGCAGACCCGACGCGCGGGATGCACTCGTGGGAGGCTAATGACGGCACGGCTTGGCTTGCAGGTGGTTCGCACACTGAGCTGAGTGTGATGACGGGATCAAACACGGTTTACGACATTGCTCCATCTGACTTGGCTACTGGCCGTGCGGATGCTGAGGTTGAGACTGGGTACGGGTACGGTTTTTACGGCACTGGGTTTTATGGCACGCCTCGACCTGACTACGGAAACTACTCAGAGGCAACGACGTGGAGTCTAGACAACTGGGGCGAGTACCTTGTTGCCTGCAATACGGATGATGGCAGGTTGCTTGAGTGGCAGCTAAACACTGGCACAAATGCAGCGGTAATTGCCAACGCGCCTACGTCCAACTCAAGTCTTATCGTAACTGAAGAGCGCTTTATCTTTGCACTTGGCTCTGGCGGCAACCCCCGCAAGATTTCATGGTGCGACCGTGAGGACAATACACTTTGGACTGCCGCAGCAACGAATGAGGCAGGCGATATTGAGCTGCAAACCTCTGGGCAAATTATGCTGGCGACCCGCACCAAGGGTCAGACGCTCATTATCACTGACGTAGACGCCCACACAGCGCGTTACCAAGGCCCGCCATACGTTTACGGCTTTGAGCGCGTAGGCACGTCCTGCGGGGCTATTTCACGGCGCTGTGCGGCTGATGTGGACGTTGGTGTATTCTGGATGGGTCAGCGTGGCTTCTACATGTTTGACGGCAACTCAGTGAATGAGCTTCCGTGTGAAGTGCATGACTACGTTTTTAGCGATATGAACACTGCACAGCAAAGCAAGATTTGGGCGTTTAACAACGGCCAGTTTGGTGAGGTTTGGTGGTTCTACTGTTCTGGCGATAGCCTCGAAATCGACAGGTATGTTGCCTTTGACTACAAAGAGCAGCACTGGTTGATCGGAAACCTTGACCGCACATCCGGCGTTCAGCGCGGTGTGTTTAAATACCCATTCATGACGACAGCCGCGTCAGACCTTAAAGAACATGAAATCGGTCTAAACGTAGACGGCGAGCGCATTTTTGCGGAAACTGGCCCAGTGTCTATTGGCGTTGGCGATCAGGTTATGAGCGTGACGCAGCTTATTCCAGACGAGCAGTCTCAGGGTGACGTTGATGTGTCATTCAAAACACGCTTCCACCCGAATGACGTTGAGCGCACATACGGACCATATGACCCAAACAACCCAACGTCAGTAAGGTTCAGTGGCCGTCAACTTCGTATGCTGGTTGAGGGTGATAGGCTCGCCCACTGGAAAGTATATGCTGGTTGAGGGTGATAGGCTCGCCCACTGGAAAGTAGGCACGATGCGCGTTGAGGCAAAGCCAATGGGTAAACGCTAATGACGGCCCCTGTACTCCCGCCACTCGGCCCAGACTGGAAGCAGTGGGGCAGGCAGCTTTCCAGCTACCTATCCCGACAGCTACCCCGGCTGTTTACCAAGTCTTCTGATGACAACCCGTCGGAAAACGGCATCTTGCTGTGGGATGAGGTTGCTGGCTACCCAGTGGTTTCAAAGAATGGCGAGTGGCGTCAGGTTGTTCTTGAGGACGGCCACGCAGATTACATCATTACGGCTGATGTAACGGCGGCTGCCACGGATACGGCTTACAAGCTGACTTATGACGCGTTATCGCATAATCACGGCATAACTTTGGGTACACCAGCGTCTCGCATTGTTTTTGAAGAGGGTGGCCAGTACGTGCTGTCATTTTCAGCGCAGGTTTCATCCACGTCATCCAGCACGGTTCACTTTTACTTCTGGCCAAGCATTAACGGAACCAACGTAGATAACGGTGCAATGACGACGGCGCTTCACCAGAACAATGCAACGCTGGTTACGTCAAGAACGCAGGTGTTTACTTTAGCCGCAGGGGACTACCTTGAGGTAAACTGGATGGTTGATAATACAAGTGGTTTTTTAAACTACACTGCTGCGGCGTCACCTCGCCCTGCTTTGCCAGCTTCAACTTTATCAATTACGAGGTTGCATGGGTAACGAATTAGAACGCTGCAAGCCTTGGATTGAGGCTGCACT